CTCATGATGCAATTCAATATAAGTCCTGAAACATTGATTGAACCAGAAAACTATACAGATGAAATGCGTGAGATTCTTTCCAATGGTGTTTCTGTTGATAAACTATTGAGCAAATCGGTAGACACATCTAAACTCAAAGGTGCAACAATAACTCCCAACGGTCAATTCTTTCGTACCGACATTCAAGGTTTCTTACCAAGAATGATGGAAGAAATGTATACTGACCGAAAAAAGTTTAAAAAATTGATGCTTCAAGCAAAACAGGAATATGAAAATGAAACTGATGAATCCAAAAAATATGAAATTGAAAAACGAATTGCCAAATACAATAACATCCAACTCGCCAAGAAAGTTGGTCTTAATTCTGCTTATGGCGCTCTCGGTTCTCAATATTTCCGTTTTTATGATTTACGTATGGCCCTTGGTGTTACTACTTCTGGACAATTAAGTATTCGTTGGATTGAAGCAAAGCTTAACAATTGGATGAACAAATTATTAAAAAGTGAGAAAGATTATGTTATTGCGTCCGATACTGATTCAATTTACCTCAACCTTGGTCCATTGGTTGATAGCATTGTTAAAACACCAACTGAAACTTCAAAAGTTATCTCCATCATGGACCGTATATGTGAGGATAAAATTCAACCTTTTATTGACAAGAGTTATAAAGAGTTGGCAGACTATGTGTGTGCGTATTCTCAAAAAATGGAAATGAAACGTGAAGGATTGTCAGATAAAGGAATCTGGACTGCCAAGAAGCGTTACATTCTCAATGTGTATAATAATGAAGGAGTTCAATACAAAGAACCGCAACTCAAAGTGATGGGTTTAGAGATGGTCAAATCTTCCACCCCATCGGTCATTCGTGAGAAGATGAAAGAACTTATTAAACTCATGGTAAATGGCACAGAAGAAGATGTGCAAAAATTTATTGCTGATTTTAGAAAAGAGTTTAAAGGACTGCCTCCAGAAGAAATCTCCTCACCTAGAGGTTGTAACGGATTATCTAAATATACTAGCACATTGTCGTTATATGAGAAAGGCACACCAATTCATGTTAAAGGTGCCATTCTCTATAATCACTATCTAAAAGAAAAAGGTTTAACCAAGAAATACCCACTCATTCAAGAAGGCGAGAAACTGAAGTATAGTTATCTCAAAATGCCAAATCCTTTTAAAGATACTGTGATATCTTTCCCCAATAGTTTACCCAAAGAATTTGGCCTACATGATTATATTGATTACGATGTTCAATTTGAAAAGGCATTTATTGAACCGATTAAAGTTATTTTAGATTGCATGAAGTGGACAACAGAAAAAACTAGCACACTAGAAGGATTTTTCTCATGATATACTTAACATTACTATGCGCATTAGCACTATCAGGTATTGCAGCATATTATTCAGTCATTGGATTGGCTGCAATCTTTACCGGCGCATTTTGGCCAATCGTCTTTATGGGTTCAGTTCTTGAAGCCAGTAAACTGGTTACTACATCATGGTTATATCGTAATTGGAAGAACTGTCCCTTTTTATTAAAGTCATATTTGACAACTGCTGTTGTTATTTTGATGCTCATTACTTCAATGGGTATTTTCGGTTATCTTTCTAAAGCACATATTGATTCTACACTTGATGCTGGTGCCAATATGGTAGAAGTAAAAACTCTTAATCAGCAAGAGAAGATTGCCAAAGAAAGGTTGGATTATTTACTTGCTCGTGCCAAGGATCCATCAACGGCAAGTAATCGTTTAGATAAACAGATTCAAGATACCCAAAAAGAACTGAATGAGATTAGTAAGAAGAAATTACCATTACTAAAAGAATCCAATAAACTTGTGGCAGAAGTAGGACCTATCAAGTATGTTGGTGATATGATTTATGGTACAGATGATGATAATGCCATTGATAAAGCAGTAAGATTGGTAATCATGTTAATTATGGTTGTATTTGACCCGCTAGCTGTGTTATTATTGATAGCAGCAAATATGAGTATGAAACAAAAAGAAGGTACTCCTATTGTTAAACACGGTGAAATTGTTGGATTAACTCCAAGTGATATTCCGGTATTTGTACCAAAAAAAGAACCTGAAACACCTAAGCCTGAAGAAGATGATAAGGTTAAAGTTGATAAGGAAAATATTGCCGAGATTGAAGAAGAACCGGTAGAACCAATTAAGATACCTGAGCCTGTTGATCCATTTACAGGTCAAACTATTAAGAGAGTTGAAGTGCATGGTCCTGGAATTTATTCAGAACACCATGAAGTGGTTGAAGAACCACCTAAAAAAAAACTAGAACCTAAGTATGATTATAATGCTGAATTTGCTTTTAAAGAAAAGAATGTAGATGGCGGTGACTTTTAAAGGATGAAACATGAGTATATTAGATAAAATTAAAAAGAATAGCACAATTAAAGATTCGGCTATTCTATCCAAATCAAAGTTTTTTACTGATAAGGATATGATTCCCACTTCTGTGCCAATTATCAATGTGGCATTGAGTGGTAAATTAGATGGTGGCTTAACACCAGGTCTTACAATGTGGGCAGGTCCATCAAAACACTTTAAGACTGCTTTCTCACTTTTGATGGCCAAATCTTACTTGGACAAATATCCTGATGCAGCACTACTATTCTATGATTCGGAATTCGGCACACCGCAATCCTACTTCGACTCTTTTGGTATTGATACTAATCGTGTTCTTCATACTCCTATTACCGATATTGAAAAATTAAAAATTGATATCATGCAACAAATGAATGAAGTTGAACGAGGTGACCATTTAATTATTGTTGTTGATTCGATTGGTAATTTGGCATCAATCAAAGAAGTTAATGATGCTTTAGAGGGCAAAACTGTTGGTGATATGTCAAGAGCAAAAGCCGTTAAATCATTATTCAGAATGGTGACACCACATCTATCACTCAAAGATATTCCAATGATTGTAGTGAATCACACTTACATGGAAATTGGAATGTTCCCTAAAGCAATCGTTGGCGGTGGCACAGGTTCATATTACTCGGCTGATAATATCTTTATCATTGGCCGTCAGCAAGAAAAAGAAGGTACAGAAGTTGTTGGATATAACTTCATTATTAACGTGGAGAAATCAAGATATGTTAAAGAAAAGTCTAAAATTCCTGTTACAGTTCGTCATGATGGTGGTATTAGTCGTTGGAGTGGACTACTTGATATTGCTTTGGATTCAGGCCATGTTGTTAAGCCATCTAATGGGTGGTACAGTAAGGTGGATTCAGATGGCGTTATAGAAGATAAGAAATATCGCATTAAAGAAACCGATACCTCAGAATTCTGGTTACCAATTCTAAAACAAAAATCTTTTCAAAAGTATGTTCAAGATACCTATCAAATTTCCACTAGTGGTATCATGCAAGAAGATGTTGACCAAGCATTTGAATTGGAGACAACTAACGGAGTAGAAGATGATTGAAGGTGTTGATTACTGTTATATCTACCCCAAAGAAGATGCTCAAGGAGTTCATATTAAATTTCTTGAGGGGCCTTACAAAGGTACCATTTACAAGTATGGTAAGGTAAAGTTTGAAGAAAAAGGTGAGCAAATCCATTTACTTTTTGGTTATGATGTGATAGAATCCGATGTAATGAAGCCAAGAAAATTGGAAAAAGATGAAGCATTTAAAAACTATATTGGTGACTTGCTCGTTGAGCTTATGTCATCTAACATTGAGCAGGAAATAATTGATGAAACTGGAACAAGCGATAATCAAATCATTGATATTCAATGAGGAGTATCTAAGAAAAGTATTACCGTTTTTAAAATCTGATTATTTTTCGGACAGAACCGAAAGAACATTATTCAATGAAATTACATCATTCACGGAAACTTACAATTCTCCGCCATCGGTTGAAGCAATTAGTATTGCCGTCAAAGAAAAGAGTAATCTTACATCTGAAGAAGTTGAGGGATGTGAATCGTATCTCAAAGAAATTGAAACTCATAGCAAAGAACAAACCGAGGTTCAATGGCTTGTTGACAAGACCGAAAAGTTTTGCCAAGAGAAGGCCATTTACAATGGTGTATTACGGGCTATTTCAATTCTCGATGGTAAAGACAAAAGCCATGACAAAGGTGCGATTCCCTCTATACTATCGGACGCCTTGGCCGTTTCATTTGATACGACCGTAGGACATGACTATCTTGAAAACTCTGATGCTCGCTTTGATTTCTACCATAGAAAAGAAGAGCGGATTCCTTTTGACCTCGAATACTTCAACAAGATTACAAAAGGGGGTCTACCAGCTAAAACTCTCAATATTGCTCTTGCAGGTACGGGTGTTGGTAAATCTTTGTTCATGTGCCATGTGGCAGCAGGCGCTATGGTGCAAGGTAAGAACGCATTATACATCACTCTTGAAATGGCTGAAGAAAAAATTGCCGAAAGAATAGATGCAAACTTATTGAATGTAACTCTTGATGACTTGATGGACTTACCAAAAGATATGTATGATAAGAAAGTTGCCAAAGTCCGTGAAAAAACATATGGCAAATTAATCATCAAAGAATATCCAACCGCATCTGCTTCTGTTTCACACTTTAGGACATTATTAAATGAACTTAATCTTAAACGTAGTTTTGTACCTGATATTATCTTTGTTGATTATCTTAATATCTGTTGTTCTTCCCGTATTAAGGCTGGTGCGAATATTAACTCCTACACTTATGTCAAGAGCATTGCTGAAGAGCTTAGAGGATTGGCGGTTGAGTATAATGTTCCTATTGTATCTGCAACTCAAACTACCAGAAGCGGATTTACGAGCAGTGATCCAGGACTTGAAGATACGAGTGAAAGCTTCGGACTTCCCGCCACAGCAGACTTGATGTTTGCTTTGATTTCTTCTGAAGATTTAGAAGAACTTGGCCAAATGATGGTAAAACAATTAAAGAATCGTTACAATGATCCAACACACTATAAGAGATTCACGATTGGTGTTGACCGTGCAAAGATGAGATTGTATGATGTTGAACAATCGGCTCAACAAGGTATTGCTGATGCTGGTAAAGCACCAATTGGAGCATTTAACAAAATTCAACCTAGTAAGAAATTTGAAGGTTTCAAAATATGATACTTGAAAGAGCTGATGCTCTCCATGTAGCAAAGTCATTTCACGATTACTTTAGTAATATTGGAACTACTGAAGAATATATGAGAGATGAAAAAATAAAATCACTATCAAACATACCACAATCATTGTTTCCTATTGAAGATGATTTGTTTTCGGATTTCTCAATACATCCAAAAGATATGGACATTGAAGTTTGTGAAATACCTAACGATACTTGGGAAACATTACTTTCTATTACGAGTTCTCACATTAATAAAGCACCAGTTGGTAAGAATATTAAACTTGCCGTTAAAGAACGTAACTCAGGAAAAATTCTAGGATTCATTCGTTTAGGTTCACCAGTAATCTATATGAAACCTCGTAATGACTACCTAGGACAAGTTTGGATTCAAAATGAAGATACTGCCAAAAGGTTTAATGCTTCTTGTGCCATGGGTTTTGCAATTGTGCCATCTCAGCCATTTGGATTTAATTATCTTGGTGGTAAACTTTTGGCTGCCATTTGTACCAGTCATACCGTAAGAGAATACTGTAATAAAAAATATGGTATGAATTTATGTCTATTTGAAACTACCAGTTTATATGGTAGCACTAAAACGGTATCACAATATGATGGTATGAAACCTTACATTCGTTTTCAAGGTCTCACCGAATCTGATATTGTACCAATGATGCACGGTGAACGATATACAGATTTAAAAAATTATGTGGAAAGTAAAGTAGGAAATTTGTTAGGAGAAGATACATCAAATACTAGCGTAAAGTTAAGAACTTTTACCAAAATGATTGCTCTTACTAAAGCTGCTCTTAAAGGAAGTTCTGAAGGAGAGGCATTCTCTTTAACGATTGAGAACGCTAAAAAGTTGACAGAGAAGAAAAGATATTATACTTCTGATTACGGATTCAAAAATACAGTAGATTACATGAACTGTAAAACTGATACCTTAATTCCCGGTGAGAATTATCATAAACACGAATTGTCTAACATTATTGAATGGTGGCGGAGTAAGGCTATAAATAGATACGAAACCCTTAAATCTGAGGGTAGATTAAGAACAGAACTTGAAATCTGGACCTCAGGAAAAGACATTCAAATTATTAGGTGATACATGGCAAATAAAACCTCACTAGCAGAATCTTCACAGGCTTTCTTTTGTGCATTAGGAGATTACGCACTTATTAAAAAAGGTGAAGCAACTTTAAAAGATATTTTTGATTTGGAAAATTATAAAAATTTTACAGGTTTTACTAACCATTGGGTGGAATTGTTTCCAAATAAACAAGATGATCCGCAAATCATTTATGAAAAATTTACTGCTACAGGTATATCAACAAATTTACCTTATAATGAAATTTTTACCTTTTTAACAGAGAACAAAGATTGGTATACTTCTTCAGTTAAAATTGCAGATAAGTTTATTAAAGATATTAATAAAATTCCCCAATTAAAAAACTTTACAGCACCATCAACACTAACATCAACAGCTTGGTATTACCGTGGAGATAGTGAAGTTATGGGTAATATTTCAAAGTTATTTTCAATAGCTAATAAAAATGATGGAAACATATTCGGAGATTTAAACAAATGGTCTCCTGCCGACATTTATTATGCTAAAGAGGTGGCCAAAAAAGCTATTCAAACTCAATATGATTATTATAAAGTAAAAGCAAACATAAAAAGCTTTCACTTTNTTAATCTAAACGAATTAATTAATGGTCTAATTNAATCTGGAGATTTATTGCCAATTTCTTTAAAGAAACAAACAAAAACTGTAAATATATACCCTATCAATTTTAATAAACAAGAAGAAGCTAAAGAACTTTTAAAGTTTGAATTTAAAAAATTAAGACAACCTTGGAAAAAATCAACTGTTAAAAATCCACAAACTAGGGATATTCAACTTCAAATAACGGATAATCCTAAAGATTATATTCAAATAAGACATGATGCATCTAACGGCGAAAAAAGTGATGGTTTTAAATCTGAAATATTTTCTGGCACTCAAGCTAAAGGTGGAGGTATTGCTTCTTTGAGAATATTTNTTGATGTTTTTTCTAANATTGATTCGNCTCAAGCTGAAATTTTTAGAAAANCTTGGGATACAGGTTCAAAAAAATATCAAAAAATTATGGAACCGAAGCGAGAAAAATTAGAAAAAGATTTAAANCGTGCTAAATCTGAANCTGCAAAGAAAATAATAAAAAAAGATTACGATGATGATAGAAGTTTACAAAGTGCTTTAAATGTTACAAACAATGTTTTTCCTGATTTTATTGCTTGGATTCAAGCAAATAACCAGAGTCCAGATGAAATAAAAGGAAAAGGAAAAACAACAATAATCATTTTTAAATCGGACTCTTTTGTTCAAGAAATGTATAGATATATTGCATCAATGTCACCAGATTCGGGTGAATTTGTTATTTTGAAATGAGATAAATTATGTCACTTATTGATTTTGACAAACTAGCAGCACAATACGCAGACGATAATGACTTTGGCTTCTCCGCAGTATCCGAAGAAGAATACAATTCGGTCATCAATACTACCACAAAGACAGCAGAAGATTATAAGGCACGTCTTGCCGAAGTGGAGAAAATTGTGATACCATTCCTCACTAAGTTACATCAGACCGGGGACAAAGAATACATATATTGGCCTAATAGAACACCTATTATAGAGAAACAAATAGAGAGAATTTTAAAACTGACAAGAGATTAATTATGACCGCAACTGTGATTATACCAACTACTGGTGCACCGCCAGTCCACGAAGCAATTAAATCTGTACTAAATCAAACTTA